AACCTTTTTGTACATTAGAGGTATATAAACAGAAATGTACTAAGCCTTTAAGGCGGTGGGCTAAAATACATTGCCTTGCCAATAAAATAGTATGTAGTGATATAAAAAAACAATGGAAGCAAAAGGTTGAGATATTAAGTCCAACACAGGGAAGAAAAATATCAAGACTTCCAAGAGATTCGGCTCGTAAGCTAAAGGTTATAGGCTGTGTTGATACCAGAAATCTAAACGATACGAGGTAGCTCCTTGTATAATCCTGTATCATTACATAGTGTTTTATTAATTAACGAAAGAGGTGTTGTTATGACTAACGAAGAAAGATATGAGAAATATGTAAAAGAAAATTGTAAGAACTGTAAAAATAAAGATAAAGACTTATGTGAGATAAGAATATCATACTTTAACAATATCATAACAACTAAGTGTGTTTATTATGAAAGAGAAAATTAATTATGAAAACTGTATGAAATATAAGTGTGAACAATGCAAATACAATGTACAATGTGAAAAGGAAGAGAAAAGGTATGAAATTCAGAATAAACAACAGAACGTGGAGTATAGAAGAAAAATCACAAAGTGAAATTAAGAGTATTCAAAATCAAAGAAGAGCGAATGAAGAAGAAAACATAAAAAGCATAACTCCAAGATATTACGGAGTTACACATTGTGATATACAAGAAATATATTTAGATAGAGATTTGCCAATAGATAGAAAAAGAGCTACTTTAATACATGAATTGACACATTGCTATATAGATAATTATATAACACATGATGCAAAAGAATATTCAGAAGAAGACGTTGCTGATATAGTATCAAATTCTTATGATATTATTCACGAAATAGTAGATGAGTATTTTAAAGGAAATAAAGATTAAATAGAAAGAGAGGTAATCTTATATGACAGATGCACAAAAAAGATTTTGTGATGAGTATTTAATAGACCTTAATGCAACAAGAGCATATAAGGTTGCTTATTCAAGCTGTAAAAAAGATGAAACAGCTAATGTGAATGGTAGCAAATTACTAAGAAATACTAAGGTTCAAGAGTACATATCAGAAAGAATGAAAGAACGAGAACAAAGAACAGAAATAACGCAAGACATGGTGATAAAAGAGCTAGCAGCAATAGCTTTTTCAAAGGCAAGTGATTATGCAAAATTAAAGAAGATGAAAAGAAATGTACCAATATTCGATGGAGGAGATATAGTTGATTATAAGGAAGAAGAATATATTGGAATAGAGTTCACACCTACAAATGAATTGTCAGAAGAACAGAAAAAAGCATTAGCTGGAATAAAAGAAGGCAAGTTTGGTATACAAGTTGATTCATGTGACAAAGTTAAAGCTCTTGAATTGCTAGGAAAACATTTAGGAATGTTTAAAGAAAAAGTAACAATTGATGGCAATGTTAATACAAATAATCCATTTTCAGGGATGTCAACAGAAGAACTGAGAAAGATATTGAATGAATAATAATTTAAAAGAAGAATTAAAAAAACAAGCACGCTTGGAACTAGCCAGACGTGATTTTTTTGAATATTGTAAATTAACTGCATTTGATTTTTACAAAGAAGAACGTAACTTTTTAAAAGATTTATGCTATCAATTACAAGATTTTTACAAGAGCGATGAAAAAGTATGTGTAATAAATATGCCACCAAGACATGGAAAGTCAAGAACTGCAGGAAAATTTGTAGAATGGATATTAGGAACTAATCCAAACGAAAAGATAATGACAGGATCATATAATGAAGATTTGTCAAGTTCGTTTGCCAAATCAGTAAGAGATACAATAGCCTCTGCAAAAACGGAAGGAGTAATTGTATATAATGACATATTTCCTAACACCAAGATTAAAGATGGTGAAGCAACACAAAAAAAATGGGCATTGGCTGGAAGTAAAGTATCAAACTATTTAGCAACATCTCCAACAGGAACTGCAACTGGTTTCGGTTGTACAATAATGATAATAGATGACCTCATAAAAAATGCTAAAGAAGCCTATAACGAAAACACATTAAAAAATCATATAGATTGGTTTAATAATACAATGTTATCAAGAACTGAAAATGGGTTTAAGCTAATTATAATAATGACAAGATGGTCAAGCAATGATTTAGCAGGATATATACTAGAAAATTATCCTAATGTAAGGCATATAAATTACAAAGCAGTTCAAGAAGATGGTTCAATGTTGTGTGAAGATGTATTAAGTAAAGAAGATTATGAATTTAAGACTAAAAATATGAACAAAGATATTATATATGCTAATTATCAACAGGAACCAATAGATGTAAAAAATAGATTATATACAACATTTAAAACTTATGAAAAATTACCGTCGGCACATTATATCATGAATTATACAGATACAGCAGATGAAGGAGAAGATTATTTATGTTCAATAGATTATCAAATGTATAACAATGAATATTATATCTTGGATGTTATTTATACACAAGAGTTAATGGAAATAACAGAGCCAGCAGTAGCAAAGATGTTAACAAAGGATAATGTGGGAAATGCGAATATAGAAAGTAATAATGGTGGTAGAGGGTTTGCAAGGAATGTGCAAAAAGAATTAAAACAGTTAAAAAATACTCACACAAAAGTAAATTGGTTTCATCAAAGCGAAAATAAAATTGCAAGAATATTAAGTAATTCGACAGGAGTAATGAATAACATTTATTTTCCAATTAATTGGGAGGATAGATGGCCAGAATTTGCAAAACATATAAAACATTATGTAAGAACTGGAAAAAATGAACATGATGATGCAGAGGATTGTTTAACAGGAGTTTATGAACACCCAAAACCAAATACAATACAATTTGGATACAATAGTATAATGTAAAGGAGAATAAAAATGAGTTTCGTAGAAAAAGTACAATATAAAGATGAGTTCTTAAATGAAGAAAATATAAATCAAAATATAAGTATATTATGGGGAAAAGCATTACCAATATTTATGCACAGAAAATATTTACAAGATAGATTTACAAGAAAATATGATAAAAAGGATGTTGTTGTTGCACTTGAATATTATATAAGTATTATTGCAAGTGGATATTTTGGAGGAAAAGAGCCTCAATTTAAAGTTAAGAATATAAATGAGACTCAAAAAGGAATTTTAAATAAAATATTTAAAAGAATTTTTGGAGAGAAGAATGATCCAGAAGATTATCAAGCTATTATTGATTATATTGCGAAATATAATGACAATGGTAGCTTTTTTTATGACTGTGTACTTGATTATATTACTACAGGAGCATGTTACGGATTAGTATATGAAAACAAATATAATGAAGAGGTATATGCCAATGTTTCAAGTCTAAATACAGTCGCTATATGGAACTATGATGTACCTAGTACAAAAGTAGGACTATTGAGATGCTGGTACGAAAATACAGCGACAGGCGGAATTGAAACTCATTTAGAAATAATAACAAAAGACTATAAAAAACAATTTATAGATGGAGTAGAAAAGAAAGCCATTACAGAAAATGCTGAATATAAGTTTGAAGAGGTAGACGGTAGCAATAAACCTGTAAGATGGACAGACTTACCTTGTTTTGCTGTAGAAAACCCATATGGAATGTCATTTTTTGAAAATGTTATAACTTTAATAAATAAAAATGAAAAAGTAATAGAAAACAATGCAAATATTTTTGATTATAACGATAATGCTAAATTAAAAATAACAGGATTTTCTCCAACAAATGATCCTTTAATACCACTACTAAACGATAAAGGAGAAGAACAAAAAGATAAAGATGGTAATATAATAATGACAAAAAATCCTGCAAGAGTACAAGAAGATGAAGCAATTTTAAATGCAAAAGTGTTTTATACACCTGATAAAGATGGCGATATTGATTGGATTATAAAAAATATAAATGATACTGCTTCAGAAAATCACAAGAAAACATGTATAGATATGGCACTTATGATTTCGGGGGTGCCAAATGTAACAGACCAAGGCTTTACAGATGCTGATAATGCAGCAGCTTTAGAAAAAAAGTTTTTCCCTTTAGAACAAGTATTACAACAAGCACATCATTTATTTAGAAAAGAATACCTAAGAATGTGGGAAATGATAACAGCAAGAATTAATTTAAAGAAAAATAAAGAGTATGACTTTAGAGATATAGATGTTATATTAATACGTAATTTGCCTACAGATACAGAAAGCTTAACAAATGCTTGGTTAAAATTAAGAGGCTTAATAAGTGATAAATCAATTATAAGTCATTTACCATTTGGATTAGATGCAGAATCAGAAATTGCAGAAATGGATAAACAAAATGAAGAGAATATTCAAAAAAATTTACAACAAATACAAATGATGGGGCAAGTAGGAGCAAATCAAGATAATAAAGAAAACAAACAAGAAGATAAAGTAACAGATTTGACAGATACACAAAAAGCACAAAAACTAACAGCAGACAATAAGAAAGAGCAAACAAAAGTTGGTAATAAGCAAATCAATAAAGGATAGAGGTGTTTTATATGTGGAAAGTACATGATAATTATATGAGACAGTTAAAACAACTATATAATAAAACATCAAAACAAACACAAAATAGATTGCAAGAATTATTTGATACATTTAATTTTACAACCGAAAACATCTATAATATTGCAGATAATAAGACTAAAAAGAGAATAAATACATATATAGAACAATGGAAAGAACAAAAATTATTAATTGGTTATTTTGGTGTATTAGCAAATAATATTTATAAAAGAACAAGAGTAAAGAATAGTGAAATATTAGAATTACTTATTTATAGTGCATATATAGAAGAACAAAGTAAACTTGAAGAACAGGAAAAACAAATAATGTATGAAGATGCAAATTATTACTATGAAGAACGGACAAAAAGAAGTAAATAAAAAGAAAAAGCCATCAATATTAGCGATGGCTTTATTTCTTGCATTATTAGACCAACCAAATTACAGTGGCTTTAATTGGAAACAATATATTGAAGCAACAATGCAGTATAATGTACAACAAATATACAAACAAGCAATTCTCAATATGCAACAACAAAAAGACCTAGAAATCGATTCTAGTGAGTTTCAAACAATAATAAATAGACAAAATAATCAAAAGCTCAATATAAATAATGATAAGATATCAGGTGCAGCAGATTTGCAAATGATTGGACTAAATAATCTAGCAAAGGTAGAAGGAATAAAAGAAGTAACGGAAGATAATTCAAAAGTTAGATTTATTGCCGTAGAAGATGACAAAACAACATTGATGTGTGATAGCTTGAATAACCAAGAATTTTATATTAACAAAGAAAATATATTTGATAGATATTATGGAGAAAATCAAAAAGAATTAAGATTACAAAGAATTAGATGTAATGGATTAGTTTTAGGTTTAAATCTTCCCCCTATACAGAATCATTTTCATTATTGTCGTTCTACAATTGTATATAATACCAATTATACAAGTGAAGATTTTAGGAATGGAAATGTTTTAGGAGAAGAACAATATGAATCATTAGAACAGTATTTAAAAAGTATGTCTTATAAAATTAACTCAAAATTATATAATAATGAAAAATTGTCAAAAGACGATAAGGAATATATACAAAATTTAGATAATGCATTAAAAGGAATGCCAACATATAAAGGTTGGGTAAAAAGATGTGTATATGTAAGAGATAGTGAAGATGTATCAAAAGTATTATCAATATTTGATAATGAACAAAGAATAGGACATTGGAATAGTTATATATCTTCATCATTAGGTGTATATGACACAAGCTTCAAAATGATAATGAAAATAAAATCTAAAACAGGAAGAAATTTATCTACTTTAAATGATGAAGGTGGAGGAGAAATATTGTTTATGAGAAATACAGATTTTCAACTAATTGACATAAAAAATAAAAATGGTATAATATATGTTAAATTGGAGGAAGTATAGTATGGAAAATCTAGATAGAAAAATAGAATTAACTAAACAAGAAAAAAGAAGTAGTTTAAAAGCACAATTTTGGAATGATAAACAAGAAATAGATAAAAATACACCACTTATGAGAAAAATAGAAAAAATATGTAAAAATATAGATTTTAAAAATCAAAAATAGCACTTACTAAATAGTAGGTGCTTTTATTATGGAAAGAAGGTGAAAATATGTGGTTATTAGTTTTAATATTAAGCATTAAATTACAAATGCCCACTGCGTATTGGATTATATTTACTATAATTACAATATTTAGACCATTTATGTGGGTATTAAAATATAATTTTGCAGAAGGATATATGAAAGCAAAGAATAAAGATAATAAATAAGTTATTAACATTTTATAATTATAAATCAAGAGCTAGACGTAGCTCTTATTTTTATGCCTTTTTACTGATTGCAGGCATTAAAGAACAACAGAATACAAGTGCAATGGCTGGGGCTTTATGGGCAATGGCTGGGGCAAAAGGAGTAAAAAATGGAAGGACAAGACAATAATCCAAATAATGCTAATACTGGGGCAAACAATGAACCAGCGGGAGCAAATAACCAAAACAATACAGGAGCAAACAACAATCCTGTTACATTTGATGATTTTCTAAAGGATGGAAAGAATCAAGCAGAATTTGATAAAAGAGTTCAAAAAGCTATAAACACAGCAAAAACAAACTGGGAAGAAATGATGAACAGTGAAAAAAGCGAAGCTGAAAAGTTAGCTAAAATGAACAAAGAACAAAAGCTTGAATATCAAGCACAAAAAGAAAGAACAGACAAAGAAAAAGCACTTGCGGAATTAAATGCTTATAAATTGAAAGAACAGGCAACTAAAATAGCAAGTGAAAAAGGATTGGATATCTCTTTATTAACTTTCTTTAACTTTGAAACAGTAAAAGCAGAAGAAATCAATTCAAAAATAGAAGAGGTTTCAAATGCATTTAATAAAGCTGTAGAAAAAGCTGTAAATGAAAGACTAAAAGAAGATACTCCAACTCAAAAGTCAGGTATTGATACACAAAATAAATCAATAGCTAGAGCAAGTTATTAAAAAATAGGAGGAATTAAAAATGGGAGAAATTACACAAGAAGCATTAAATATAATGCTACAAGATGGCAAAACAAAAGATAATTTAAAACAAGTATTAAGTGGAGTACTAGAGAATGTTGCATCAAGAGCAATATCAGAACAAATCAAGGCAAAGAATGGTTCTGGAAATCCAGAAGGTGGAGTGATTGAATATAAAAGATTTGTAAATGCAGAATTAAAAGATAAAGGAACTGCAAGAGCTGCTGGAAAAGGCGATAAAGTAAAAGCTAAACCAGTAAAAGTTGTTATTGATACAGACAAAGAAATTGTTGAAGAGTTACAAGGAAAAGATGTCAAACTTTATGGTATCGATGGTATGGCTGAAAAAAGAAAAGTAAATCATCAATCAGCTATTATAAGATATCTAGACAGAGAGTTTTTTGCTAAAGTGTTAGAAGGAACAGAAGTACAAGCAAAAGACAATATTCAAGATACAATAGATAATTTATTACAAAAAGCAAGAACTTTAAAAAATGATTTTATTGATGGAATAGAATCTGACTTATTAGTTATTGTTGTTGATAGTGAATACAGAAAAGGAATGAAGAAAATTCTTGATGATTTACCAAATGGAACAGATCCAAAAGAGCAAGCAATTGGTATGTATGATTCTGTTAGAGTTTATGAATCAACAAGATTACCAGATGGAGTAAAAGCTGTTGTAATGATGGATGGAGCTATTGCTCAACCATTTTATGTTTCAGAATATGGGGCAGAAAAAGTACCATTTGATGATGCTGTAGCATTAGAAGATTTCTTATACAAAGGAACAAAAGCATTAATGAAAGATACTATTTTCTATGTAACAGATGCTAAACTTGCAGAATTAACTGTAACATCAGTAGCAGGAACTTCAACAGGAAAAACAAAGGTAACTGTTACACCTACATTAGCTTCTGGAAACAGCTATAAATATAAAACAGCAGCAAATCCAACAATACCAGAATATGATGCTGTTTGTACAACAGGATACACAGCTTGGAACGGAACAGATGAAATCACAGCAACAACAGGACAAAAAATAGTAATTGTTGAAGTTGATTCAGCAAATAAGGCTAAAAAAGCAGGAATAGCAACAATTGCTTCAATGGCCTAAAAATAGGAGGCAATAGAAGATGGACGATAATATAGAAAAGATAACAAACGACTTAGGACCTAACTATAAAGGCGACAATGAGGTATTAGAAGAAATATTAGAGGAAGTTAGTTCTATTGCCTCTGACATTTCTAATAGACAAAAAGATGACACAAAACTATTTCCGTACATAAAAAAAGCTACAAAAGCAATATACCTTTGTAGAGGAGCTGAAGGATTAACAAGTCGAAACGAAGGCTCAATTTCAACATCATTTGAAGATATAATGGATAAATTAAGAAATGACATTATAAAATCTGGGTTAAGGAGGATTAGATAATGTTATTACGAGATTTAACCAAAGTATATATATCAGAATATGAAGAAATAGAAGACCACGGCGAAACAGATAAAAAATGGAAATATAAAAGCACAGCTTGGTTAAATATGCAACAAGACGCAAACGAATTAGACAGAAAGTCTACTGGAGAAGTAGATTATAGTATTTATAAAGGCAGAAGCACAAGAGATTATGATATACAAAAAGGCGATGGAGTATCATTTACTAATATTTCAAATTCTAAGGAGTTTATCCCAGATTATCGTGTGTTAGACAAAAATAAAATAGGTAACACATATGTTTATAGAATGGAGAAAGTACAATGATAAATTTAAATTACAAGATTAAAGTAAAGCATAATTTTAAAAACATAAATGCTATAACTCAAAAGTTGCCACAGATAGCAAAAGAGATAACTGAAGATGTACTAAAAAATATTAGAGGTTATGCTATAAAGCTAGAAAAAGGACATAATGAAGAAGGTATATTGGTCGAAATGGTCGATATGTCTACTAAGGAAGTAAAGGGGAAAGTTTATGCTGATCCTTCAAAATTTATGTCTAATGGAGTTTCATATTTGTTTTTTGAATATTTTGGTACAGGCGCTAACGCTGAAATGGAACACGTGGGAAAAACAAAACATTTTATAGAAAGTGGTTACACAGAATGGTTTATTCCAGTTTCTAAAGTAGAAAAGGCGCTTAGTTATCCAATAGTCAATATTCAAGGAGAGGATTTTTATATTGCTCACGGAATGAAGGCAAATCATTTTATGAGTGATGCAAGTTTCCAAAGTAGAGAAGAAAATATAGATATTGCTAAGAAAAAACTAGATGCAATGTTGAAGGAGGTATGTAAATGAAGGATTTAAGTATAAAAGAGTTCAGTGATTTAGTATATGAAAAACTAGAATCATTGAAATATAAACAAATATTAACAAATCCAACAACGACAAGTAAATTTCCTTGTTTAGAATTACATACACCTCTGAAATCTGTGAACTTAACAGAGAACGCATTCCCTGTTCGTTCTACATTTCAAATATCTATAACTTGTTGGAATGAAAAACAAAGACAAGCTATGCAAATGACAGATGAAGTTGATACAAAACTTCAAGAATATAATTTTATAAGGACTAATACCAGTCCTGCAACATATGATCAGATATTGCAAAAATACGGTATAACAATAACGTTTGAGGTTCGTTATAATTCAATAACGGGCTCTTTTAATTTTATAAGATAATAAGGAGGAATAAAAAATGTCAGAACCAAAAGCAAGTACATTAACAAAATTATTTCATGCTGATACATTAGCAGATTTAAAAGATTCAACTAAAAGAAAACAAATAGCCTTTGTACAAAGCATTCCAGAATTTTTAAAAGCACCAGAAGGAATAACATATAGTGCTTTAGATATTCCTGATGAAAGACAAACAGAAGGCAGACAAAAAGCAGAAAATCTAGAAATAGAAATATTATTTAAAGAGGATCAATATGATGAATTAAAAGCAGTTCAAACTGCTAAGACAAATGGATATTGGGCAATTCAATTACCAGAAGATACAGCTACAGAAAGTGGAAAACCACTAACATGGTATTTTACAGGTACATGTTATATAGGAATGAGCGAAATTGCTATAGATGATATGTTAAAATCAAAATTAACAATTTATAGAAGTTCAGAAATAACAGAAAATAAGGGATTTCCCACAGCCTAGTCCTACATTAAGTGCTAGAAGTAGGACAAAAAAAGTTGCTAGCACAATTAAAGAGGAGGCTTAAAGCCTTCTCTCTTTTGCAAAGGAGAGAAAATAAATGATAATAGAAATAAAAAATAAAAAAGTTAATTTAGTACTAAAAACAAGAAAAATAGTAGAAATAGCTAAGCTACTTAAAAATAAAAATTTTGAAGAAGCTTTTGTAAAAGCATATTCAATATTGGATGCAGAAACGTTATGCACATTAATATACAAATTAGCAGAAACAGAAGATGGATTTGCATTGTTTAAGAATACAGATGAAGTATACGACTTTATTGATGAGTGTAGAGTAGAAGGATTGAATGCAAATGAATTATACAAAAGAATTGCAGAGGTATTGAACGAAGAGGGTTTTTTCAAAAAGAAGATGTCAAAGAAAGAACTAGAAAATTTGACATCGAATCCTTTGTCAACGATAAATATGAACGAATTAGTTCAAAAATCCGCAGAGAATGCAATGAGCAAAATAGCAGAACAACAATTTCAAGGTTACGAAGCTTAGATGATATAATAAGAGGCGTAAGAGACTCCAAGAACCTAGTTGAATTAATATATGCATTAGAGCCACTTGCATATTATTTTGATTTGAAACCTACAGAATTTTGGAATGCAAGATATTCAGAAATAAATATATATTGCCAAACACATATAGCAAAGACTATAGATAATCTAAAGCAAGAAATAAATTTACAAGAAGCAGTAACAAATAAACTTATAAGAGCAGATAGTATGAGCAGAAATCCTAAAATAGTACCAATTAGAGATAATTACAAAGAATTATTTAAGGAAGAAGAACAACAGTCACAATCTCCAGAAGATATTGCAAGAAGGATGAGAAATATAATGAAAACAGAAAAAAAAATATAAAATTATACTATTCGACAAAATTCGACACATTGTATAATAAATTAGTGATATAATTTATTATATATGATGTAAAAGGAGATGAACTATATGGAATGTCCAAAATGTGGTAGTGAAAATGTAACAATTAATATGCAAGAAGTTGGAAGTAAAACTCAAAAGAAAAGTAATAGTATGGGACGCAAGATGGCACATAGTGCCATGAGAGGGACAGCAGGATTGTTTACTTTGGGACTATCTAATTTATTTATTCCTAAAAAATTAGAAGGAAAAGAAAAAACAAAAACAACATTGGAAAAGATATGTTTATGCCAAAGTTGCGGTTATGATTGGATCATAAAATAAGAATAACCAAATAAAACACTTACTTTAATGTAGGTGTTTTTTATTATGTTAAAAATAAAAAAGAAGGGAGGAATAAAAATGACAGTTGAAGAAATAGAAATAATAGTAACTGCAAAAGTAGAAGAAGCATTAAAAGAATTTGGAAAGATATTGCCGACAATGAAAACTGCAATAAAACAAGCTCAAGAAGAATTTTCAAACGTTGATATGTCAAAATTACAGAAAGCAGTAAAACAGCAAATGCCATTGTTTAAAAAACAAATTCAGAACTTAAAGAAGAGTATTGAAAACAACGATATATCTATAAAAATTAATAATAAAGATGCAGAAAAACAAATAAGTCAAACACAAAAGCAAATAGATAGTCTAAATAAAAAAATAAATGCCCGAAAGTTAAAGTTGGATTTTGTTAAGCAAAGCGCAAACCAAATGTATATTAATAACAATAATAACGATGGTGTCAAAGACAATTTAGGAGAAAATGCCCAATATATAAAATTATGCAAGCAAGAAAAAGAATTAAACAATGAGATACAAGTTTATAATAAATTATTAGAAGATGCAAAAGTTAAAATGGTACAATTAAAACAGGAAACGTCTCAAGCTGCAATTGCTCAAAATAAATTAAGCAATTTTAAAATTAATGATAAAGATGTGAAAAAGCAAATAGCTCAGATACAAAAACAAATAGATGATTTACAAGAAAAAATAAGTACTAAACAGTTAAAACTAGACTTTTCCAGACAAAGTGCAAGTCAAATGTACATCAACAATAAAAACGATGATGGCAGTGTAAAGGAAAACTTGGGGGAGAATACAAGATATATAAAATTATGTGAACAAGAAAAAGAATTAAACAGTGAAATACAAATTTATAATAAATTGCTAGAGAGTGCAAAATCAAAAATGACTGAATTAAAACAACAAACATTACAAACAGCAACTACTCAAAATAAATTGAGTGGTTTTTTTGGTACATTTAAGCAAAAGATAGAACAAGTAAAACCGAGCATATCTAATATAGCAAACAGCTTTAAAGGATTACCAAAAATAACTCAAAATATTACAAACAATATAAAAGGAATGGCATCAGGACTAAAAAATGGTTTAGGACATATTTTAAAATATGCCATGGCGCTATTTTCATTAAGAGGTATATATTCAATATTAAGTAGTTGTGCTCAAAGTTGGTTATCAAGCCAAAATGCAGGGGCTAAACAATTAAGTGCAAATATAGATTATATGAAATATGCAATGGGGAGTGCTTTAGCACCAGTTATTCAATTTGTAACCAATTTAGTATATCAATTAATGAAAGCTATTCAATCAGTTGCATATGCTTTATTTAGAGTAAATATATTTGCCAATGCAAGTGCATCAGCATTTAAAAACGCTCAGAAGCAGGCTAAGAACACAAGCAAGAGTTTATCGAGCGTACATAGTGAGATCAATAATGTTGGAAACCATAACAGTGATGCAAGCCCCAATGTAGGAGATACTTCAAAAATAGATAGTCAAATGTCTCCGTTATCACAAAAATTGTATGATTTCTTTAAACCACTTGTTGATAGTTGGAACAAATATGGAAACATTTTAATAGAAAAAATAAAGACAACAGCAGGACAGATTGCAAGTTTAATTTCATCAATATGGGGAAGTGTTGAAAAGTTAATTACAAATGGGACTGTATATACATCATTAGAATTAATTTTAGCGATTATAGGAAACATAGCAGAGGCTTTTTCAAATGCATGGCAATATGAGGGCAATGGAGATACAATTATTCAAACAATGGCAGATATGTTGAATAGTATCCTTAATACAATAAGGGAAATAACGGCAAGTGAAGGTTTTCAAAAGTTTTTAAATGGAGTATCTAATGCTTTTTCTGGAATACTTACTTTTACAAAACCAGTATTAGATGACTTTTTGAGTCTAATTAAGCCATTAAGTGAAATAGCTCTTTCAATAGCAGGAGATATTTTAAATTCAATAGGAAATGCTTTAAAATGGATTGGAGATAATGAAATTGCAGTAACAATTCTTGAATCTTTGGCTATAGCAATCGGTTTGGTTGTTGCAGGAATAAAATTATATAATTTTGTGCAGTCGGGAGCTTTAGTAGCAACCTTAAAACATACTGCAGCATTAATTGCACAAGGAGTAGCATGGGTAGCAGCTAATTGGCCTATATTATTAATTGTAGCAGCTATTACCGCCGTAATTGCTATTATAATTTTATGCGTTAAACATTGGGATGAAATAAAAGAAACGGTAATTAATGTTTGTAATAAAATGAAAGAAACAGTATCTAATTGGGTAAATAATGTTGGTCAGTTCTTTTCAAATTTAAAAACTAACATTGTTAATAAGGTTACTGAAATAAGAGACGGTATAAAAAATAAGTTCCAAGAGGCATATAACGGAATAAGAAATATTTTTAGTAATATAGGAAATTTCTTTAATGGTATTTGGAATAACATAAAAAATACGTTCACTAATTTAGGAACAAGTATAGGAAATGCTATTTCAGGAGCAGTAAGAACTGGTATTAATGGTGTTATTTCATTAATAGAGAAGACAATAAATACTGCAATAAGGCTAATTAACGGAGGAATAAAACTAATCAATTTAATTCCAGGTGTTTCTGTTGGGACAATAAATACTTTAAACTTACCAAGACTTGCAAAAGGAAATGTTGCCTATGATGAGACACTAGCTATATTTGGTGAGTATTCAGGTGCAAGCAATAACCCAGAAATAACAACGCCACAAAACATTATGCGTGATACGTTTGAAGATGTATTGTCAGATTTTAATGGCAACAATAGACAACCACTACATGTAACCATTCAATACTTAGGCAAAGACATTTTCGACGATACAATAGATTATATAAATGCAAAAACCAGAAGAACTGGAAGAAATACAATAGTAACGGTAGGTGATTAATTATGTTATGGAGAGAACACGGAAAAACAGAAAATCTTCCAACTCCAAGTACATATAGTGCAGACATAGAAGATACGGACAACGATAGTTATACAAGTAAGAAAACAGGAGCATTGATAGATAATCCGATAGCAATAGGAATGTTAAAACTTTCTATGTCATGGGATTTAAATTCAGAAGATGAGGCAGAAAAACTAATACAAAAAACATATAAAAATCCACTTATACTAGATGTAAAAGTACCAGTTGTAAATGGTGGATTTTTAGAAGGAGCTAAATTCAGGATTTCAAAAAGAAAAGTAGAAATGATAGATACAGAATTAAATACAAGCACTTCCAAAACAAGATGGAAGTGCTCTTTTAATTTAATGCAAAAAGAATTAACAGAAGCACAAAAAACGGCTGTAAAGAATGTAAATTCGTAGGAGGCTATAAATGTATAATACAAGTCAAAATTATAAAGATAAAATATTAAATGATTCAACCCAACATGAATTAAATATATACATTGACAATAACAAAATAGAGCCAAACCACATTATAGACTTCAAATCTACATTAGAGTTATTTAATAATAATGAATTTTGTTTGGGTAGTACTCCAGAAGTAGACATCGAATTTGAGATAGATAAAAGAGACTTACCAGAGTCTTATAACGAAGTTCGTGTTGAAAGTGGATTAGAAGATGAAATAATACAAATTGGAAAATTTACAATTCAATCAATAGAAGATGACGAATTTAAAATTAAAATCAAAGCTACAGATTACATGAAAAAATTTGAGGATACTAAATATGATGGTAGTGACTTAACTTATCCTGCAACAATGCTACAGGTATTACAAGATATATGTACTAAGATAGGAGTAGAACTTGGTTCTACTTCTTTTCTAAATGACGATAAGCAGATAGCAGTATATGACAACACTGTAACAGCAAGAACATATATAGGTTATGTTGCAGAACAAGCTGGAGGATTTGCTGTGATAGGTAGAGACGGCAAGCTTTACATTAAAACATTTGGCGAAGATACTGCGAATATTGACATCAACTTATTTGGCGATTTCAAATGGGGAGATAAATTTAAGATTTCAAGAGTTTCTTATGAAGATGGAACACAAAATTATAAATTCGGAGATGAAACAGCAAGCACTGTATATATAAATCAAAACAATATGTACATCGTTGATAGCGAACAAATAGAAAATGTTTATAATCAAATAAAAGACTTTGAAGTATATTCGTTTGAAGGAGAGACAATAATAGATCCTGCTTATGACATTGGAGATATTCTAATTATCGATGGTAAGAAAGTTGTATATCAGGGAGAAATTGAGTACGCAGGCAAATTTAAAGCAAATATAAAGGGTAAAATACAAGCTAAGACAGAACAAGAAAGTATGCAGACAAAATTAAGTAGTTCTGAGAAAATAAGAAAAGTCCAAAGTGAAATTAATCAAATTGATGGCAAGATAACACAATTAACCCAGGAAACCACAGAACACGAAGAAAAGATAACTCAAGTAGAACAAGATGTAGACAGTCTTAAACAAAAAGTATCTCAAGTGGCAGATTTAACGAGAGAAATAACCGGGACGAAAACAGTAACATTAACTGACTGTATTGCTGGAAATCTATTAGAACTTCATATTTACGGTAATAACAGAGTTTTTAAATATCAGACATTGAGTGATGATTTATACTTAAGCGATGACTTATATCTAGGCAAAGATACAGGCATCTTAGTTGTAACTGATGAGAATAATAATTCAATAGAATATAATTTATTAGTTCCTGAAGTATTAAGATCAAATGGTACAACATGCGATGAATATGTGCTAAAAAATGGAACAGCCAAAATTATCAGAAGAATTAATAAAGATGGAACAATAAAAGCTAACGAAGAAGTAGAAAATTTAGGAGAATTTCTGATTCCTTTACTTAAAGGAGAGAATACGTTAGAAATTAAAGATTATACCGCGAAGATAAATGCAAAATGGGCAGTCCAGAGTAATTTGACAGATACATTTGCCACTCATGTAGAAGTAGAAACAAAATTAGAGCAAACATCTACAAATATAATGACAGAAGTAAACAAAAAAGTTGATGAAGAAGAATTTGGAACAAAAGTAGAACAAAATTTCGAACATGTCAAAATTGCATGGAACAAAATAGCAGAATATATACAAATGATGCTAATAAAGAATAATGCAAGTTTTGCAGTCTTAGATGACAACAAAAAAGTTCTAATGTATCTAGACAAAGAAGGACAACATTTTTGTAAAAGTGATGGTACTACCGTATTTGGCGAGATGGGTGTAAATAAAGAGAATAGCAACAGTTATATTAGTTTTTCTGTGGAAGGCGAATACAATCAAGACATAAATAATGGAATGGCTTGGGGAATAAAGACGACAGACGGCAAATTTCATCCAATACTATATTTAAAAGACTTTCATATGGGAGCTGAAAACGCAGACGATTTCTTTGGAAAACTTGTATTAAATTATTGTGACTTGGTTTTGGCTGGAATGGAAAGTGGAATACAAAGTGGCAATGTAAGAATGTATGGCAATGCTTTTAATGGAATAACATTTGAGGACAGTAATTCGGGGAAAACAATAATGTCAATTATTCCAGAGGGCGACACCTCTTATGGAGCATTTAGTATACTAAATTCGATAAGTTTTTATCGAAATGTTGGAGGAAGCAATAGTTTTAAAGTTGGAAATGGTAATAAATATGTACTGATACAAGACGACGGAAGCTTTCATGTAATGGGTGGAACAGTTTTATTAGGAAATAGCTCTAACAAGGTAAGTTTTGACGTATATGTTCAAAGTATCGCTAGTATTTGGGGAAACCTGAATGTAGAAGGAAATGTATATGCTGATAATATATCGTCAGATAGAAGAATAAAAAAGAATATAAAAGATAGTACAATCTCTGCATTAGATATCATTAAGAAGATTCAACATAAAGAATTTGACAAGAAAGATGATGGTAAGCATTACAAGATAGGCTATATAGCGCAAGATATGGAACAAATAGATCCTAATTTTGTTATGAAAAGACCTGCAGATGAAAATATAGAAGAAAGATATTATATTAACGAATTGCCGATAATAGCTACATTGACAAAGGCAATACAAGAACAACAAGAGATAATAGAACAAATGCAAAAAAGAATAAATGAAATGGAGGACAGAATTAATGGAAAAAATTAATTTTCAGAACGATGTTACTAAACTAAACAAAGAAACTTTTGATACATTTCAAGATAATATAGATTCTGCAATAAACAATAATATTGAACATAAATATCAACTTAAAATTACATCTACAATTGCTGCAGGTACAGAAGTAACAATACCTTGCTATTATAAGGTAGGACAAGCAGTGCTGGACGTGTATTTGAATGGTGAACGATTATCATTGAGTTCCGATGCAAGCGGAACCGACGGTCACTATCAAGAAGTTGGAACAGCAAATAGCATATCTAATAAGATCAAAACAACGACAGATTGGGCTCTTGAAGCTGATGATGTATTAGATTTTGTGGTAAGGGGGGATTACAGTGCAACCGTTTAAACAAATATTAAAAAAGATATATCCTATCGGTAGTATCTACATGTCAGTTAATAACACGAACCCTTCTAATCTATTTGGAGGAACTTGGGTTGCTTGGGGCGCTGGAAGAGTACCTATTGGAGTAAATGCATCTGATAGTGATTTTAACGCAGTTGAAAAAAATGGAGGTTCAAAAACGGCAAACATATCGCATACTCACACAATAGCTAGTCATAACCATAACGGAAACACAGGTAGCACTGCATTGACAGTAAATCAGATACCTTCGCACGCTCATGATTTAGGTGTAAAAGTAACAACTAACAATGGAGACTCTTCAGCCGAAGCAGATCAAATTACTGTAAATTGGTCGAATGCTAAACATTTTAGCGAGTACAACGGAGGCAAAACTGGTGGAGGTCAAGGGCATACTCATACAATTTCTGCATCAGGACAACAAATTACAAATTCAGCAGGTTCTACTTCATTATCATTACTACAACCTTATATTACTTGTTATATGTGGAAAAGAACAGCATAAAGAAAGGAAGATAAAAGATGGTTCAAATAATATTAGCTTGTATAGCAATAATACCCAGTACTGCAACATTAATTGTGAATTGCTGTCAAAATAAAAAAATAGACAAAATCAAGGAATTAAAAATAGACATCGATAAAGTGAGGCTTGAAAACGATAAAACTTATTTAACAGATTTCTTGTCTGAAATCGAAGCGGGACAACCTAAAACAGAGATCCAAAAAAAGAGAGCGTATGAGGTATATGAAGAGTATACAAAGCTTAATGGAAATTCTTACGTACATAATAAGTGGGAAGAATTAGTAAAGAAAGGGGTGTTATAAATGGATTTAACAGTATTAACACAATATTTTAGTATCGTAGTTGTAGGAATATGCTTATGTGTAGGCTACGTTATAAAAAACAGTCTTGATTTTATACCAAATAAATACATACCACTAATAATGCTAATATTAGGCTTAGTAATTAATGTATTAATGAATTTAAACGGCATAAATGCAGAAGTAATATTAACAGGAATGCTTAGTGGACTAGCCTCTACAGGACTATACGAGATGTTTAAGAATTTTATTAATCAGGAGGACAAGTAGTATGAATAGAACCGCAAAAGCCTTGAGGCGGTACACACACTAGCGCTTTTAGTGAACAAAATTGGGAGCAAGGAGGAAGTAGAGAGCAACTAGAAGTTAGCATACTTCCTCGTGATTGCGAATTATACCGAAATGTAAGCAAGTTGAAAAGAAATTGGAGTACTTAGCAGAAGAACAAGTTGTCGGCAAGTGGATTGATGGCAAGCCAATATATAGAAAAACATTTAAATTTCAATTAAACGGAACTTATACAGAAAATAATAAAAAGTATACTTGGTGCACAACTAATATTCAAATAGATGCCATTGTAAAAGTTTCCGGGTATATTTCTCTGACTAACGGATCTAAGTATTTTATAGGAAACAATGCGAGTGACTTCTCTGTTTCAATTGATGCTTCGAGCAACATTGTTATAGGCTTAAGATCTGATTTGCAGTCCGGACAATGGTGTTATATTGTATTAGAATATACAAAGCAATAAATTAATTAGCAACTACTCTTTAAAAAGATAAAAATGAAAGTGAGGAAAAAATAAATGGAAATAATAGAAACTAATTTAGATTTTAGAGGAATGGATACAAGAAGAAAAACAGAGCAAACAATTTTACATCACGCAGCAGCAACAATTTGCTCTCCAGAGGATATTCACAGATGGCATCTTGCTAATGGTTGGGCTGGAGCAGGTTATCACTTTTTAGTTAGAAAAAATGGTACAATATATAGACTTCGTCCAGAGGACAAAGTAGGAGCACACGCTTATGGCTCAAACTATAATTCAATAGGTATATGCTTTGAGGGTAACTTTATGGAAGAGGAAATGTCAGAAGTTCAAAAAAAATCAGGACAAGAATTAGTTGCATATATTAAGAATAAATATGATATTACAAGAGTTGTAGCGCATAGAGATGTTTGTTCGACCGCTTGTCCAGGCACAAAATTTCCATTTGAAGAGATTACGAATGGAAGTAATGAAATTATATCTCAACCACAAGAAAACGAAAATATGGGCAATGTCGCAAAAATTCAAGCTACTTTAAATGAAAGATATGGTCTAAATATCGCAGTAGATAATATGTACGGAAATGAAACAAGAAAAGCATTAGTTAAAGGATTACAAACAGAATTAAATAATCAATTCAATAGAGGTCTTGTTATTGATGGAATATTTGGAAATAATACATACAATGCTTGTATAAATGTACGCAGAAAAGCAGAAGGCAATATAACATATTTAATTCAAGCAATGTTAATTTGTCACTCTTTCGATATAGAAGCAGATGGAATATTTGGACCTGCAACTAAAAATGCAGTGAAAGACTTTCAATCAAGAAATGGATTATCAGTAGATGGAATAGTCGGAAAAAATACTTTTAATAAATTATTCAAGTAAAATTTGGTAGGAGCAATCCTACCTCTTTTTTTATGCCTGAAATAGCTATTTTTGAGGCATAAAAGTATATGTCTACAAAATAAAAACGTCTTAAATCGCAACCTCGTGAGTCGATTTTTTGGCTATTTTGAGGGATTTTTGAATACTTTAATAAAATGTGGGTACACTAGCAAAAAAACAAAAATATGTTTGCTATATATTGACAATTTTACATAATTATAATATAATATTACAAAAGTGTTGCAAAAATATTAATTTTTTATTAACTTTTAAAAAATAGTATTGATTTTGTGAGATATTAGTAATATGTATATAAGGGGAGTGAGTTTTATGGCAATTTTTGATGTCAAGGAATTAGCTGCATATATACAAAAGAAATATGAAGAAAATAAACAAATGCAAATTTCGCCAATCAAGCTACAAAAATCATTATATTTTCTTTTTGCTTATTGGGGTGGATTAGTGAGAAAGTCAACATTATATCCGCAATCGGTAGAGGAAAATTTTTCACAGTATGATGAATATTTATATGATGAAGAAATAGAGGCTTGGGTGTATGGACCAGTAATTCCAGATGTTTATCGTGAAGGAAATATAAAGAATTTTTATAATGAAAACCTTTTTCAAGGAAAAGAAAAAATTAAAGAATTTATAGATGGATTGTTAGAAGAATTATTTGATGTTAGTGACTTTACTCTTGTGGAAATATCGCATAATGATAAATCTTGGAAGAATAATTTTAATCGTTCTTCGCAGTTTCACAATAATACGATTCCAAAAGAGGATATTATAGAAGAATATGTGTCAAAATAATAAATTTAGTATAAATAGATTTAAAAAGAGAGTTAATAGGTTTAGCAATCCTACTTTTGTAGAAGAGGAATATAAATGGTTTGATTTTGATGATAATTTAAAATCAAACCATTTTCCGGAACTATATTTTACAAATTTTTTAAGTAGCAATTTATGTAATAAATATTTAAAACTACATGATATATGTACTAAAATTAAATTAAATAATAATGAATGGATAAAGATGTTTGTTTCAGATGAAATTGAAATAAAAACAGATATACCTAAAATTAATAGATTGTACAAGATAATAAGTTTAGTTAATAATAAAGAAATAAATAGAAATGAGTTAGTATTAAAATTCAAAAATTTAGAAGATAAAGAAATACAGTTTTATATAAGAAATGAAAATGGAGTACTCAAATTATGCTTAATAGACTTATATCATCTGGGAATTGAGGCCGAAAATAAAAAAATACATAGATCTGATATAAGAAGTATATATAATGCAAGAAAGAAATGCACTTATGATATAAGTAATATTGAGAACAAATTGGTAGAAGACTAACAAATTATTGTGTTGAATGGAGTTCGTAATGTGAGTGGTACGAACTTCTTCTATTTTTGAAATTTCAATCTTTTTTCGACAGCTTTCTCATCAAGAATCTGCTATAATAAATTAAGGAGGACAAGCCTATGGAAGAAGTAAAAAAGCTTGAACTTAAGATAAAGAACAGTAGCAGTTATAAAGAGATAATAGAGCAAAGTAAAAAGATAGATGAATACATAAAAAAGAAAATTGAGGGAGCATTATAGCTTCCTCAAATCTATGTTAATAAGTAAATCTATTATCTGGCTAATTTCCAATGCTTCAGGCGAGTTTATGCCGTATTTATCTATTCGCTTATACATTTCTTTCTTCAATTTACTTAACTCAATGTCAGAATAAAATAAATCTTTGACGTTTACATTTAGTGCAGTAGCAATAGAATAAAGAGATGACAATGTAGGATTTACACGCTTATTGTTCTCTAAGTTGCTTAAATATGTGCGTGATATATCTGTCATATGGCTTAATTTTCTTATACTTATATTTTGTTTCTCACGAATTTTCTTTATATTAAAAACGAACATAAAAATACCTCTTAAATTAGTATCTTATAATTGTACAATTTTTATACATTAAAGAAAAGATGCAACTCCCAGAGGACATTTTTGTCGAACGATTATGCTTGACTTTGTCGAATTTTGTTATATAATTTAATCATAGAAAAAAAGAAACGCGTTTCTCCATAAAAAGGAGAAGTAATATGAAAAAAGATTTAGTAGCAAAATTGACTGAAAAATATAAAAAAAGTGAAAGATTCATTTCACTTCTAATAAAAATGTGTAAAGACTGTAATATAGAAAATAGCGAAAAGCAGATAGAACATTTTTTGAAAAAATGATAATTAGATGTGTCAAAAAGTGTGTCAAATAATGAGAAAAACGAAAAGGAATATACTTAAATGGCGACTTATAAAAGAAATAATGAAAAGACTGAAAATCCTCGTGTCAGTGGTTCGATTCCACTTCAAGCCACCAAAGAAAAACAGCTATATCAATATATATATATATAGCTGTTTTATATTTTTCTCGAAACTGTTTAATGTTTTAAATATTTTAAACATTTTCAATAGTTTAGTGTGTCAAAAAGTGTGTCAAAATTATTCTAAAAATTGATTCACTTTGTCAATAGATTTTTGATTATCTTGTGAATCTAAATGTGTATATATATTTAATAAAACTTTGACATCTTTGTGTCCCATCCATTGCTGAGCTTGTTTAATATCTATTCCTGCTTTATATAATATACAAGCATATGTATGACGAAGTTGATGTAATGTAAATTTTATTTCTGGATATTCTTCCTCTGACACACTTTCAGGTGTGTCGGATTTTAAATTGTTATTAATTTGTTTTAAAACGTAAGAAAGTTTTCTCTTTAAAGTTGTTTCGGACATCATTTTATTTAAAGTGTTAGTAAAGATGTATTCTTTATTTTTGTGAGATTTCTTTAATTCATCTAATTTATTGTAAAGAATATTAAAAATAGGAACTTTCCTGGATTCTTCATTTTTTGTACTTTTAATCATTGGCTGATTGTTTTGAAAAGTAATAGCCTTATTGATTAGAATGTACTTATTATCTAAATCTATGTCCTTGTATTGTAAAGGGACTAATTCTTCTCTACGAAGACCAGTATATAAAAGAAACAGTATCATAAAAGCATTAGAATCGTTTTCTGACAACTTTTTTATTTCATCAATAACTTTCTCTGTTAAAGGTTCTTTTTCGGCAGATTTATGCTTTTTTATTTTAATGCCTAATGCTACATTCTTATATATGTAATCGTTTTCCACAGCTTTATTTAGAATCTGCTTAATAGTAAGTAATGCTACATCCTTTCTTCTTGTTATTCCTTTTTTGTCAAGTTCGTTCAACATAGATACTATATCAGATTGCTTAAGATATTTTAATGGAATATTACCAATATAAGGCTCTATATGTAATCTAATTGCATCAGAGTACATTTTTATTGTTGCAAATTCTTTATCAGCTTTATATGTGTTTAACCATCTATCAGCCCAAACGGACACAGTTAATCCCTTATCATCAATAAAAATTCCTTTATTATTTTGGCTTTTTTTCTCGATATATTGCTTTTCTAAATCTTTTGGATTGTCAGAATACAAAGTTTCTATCTTTCCATTCACAGAAACTCTTTTCATTAGTCTGCCATCTGCTCTTTTTGTATATGTAAATGCCATTTTTCCTCCTTAAATTAACCAAGTTTTAGTAAAAAATAAAAACAAGAAAATCATAATAGTGTTACCTACAAAATTATATGCAAGCATATCTTCAATTTGATAGGCTTTTTCTTCGCTTTTTTTGGACATTAGTATCATAACAACTAATGAGTGTAGACCTGTATATATAACAGATGCAAAAGAGGCGACGAGTATTTGGACTAAGATATTTAGAAAAAACATATTATCATCTCCTTTTAAATATAATTATTATTTTTGTAATAAGAATAAGCAGTATTAATTAATTTTTCGCTTACACCTAATTCTTCTGCGACCTGATAAGAATACTGACAGCCTTCTTCTTCCAACTTTAATAGAGAAGAGGCAGGAGCGAGAGTAGTAAAAGCCCATTTTCTGGCTCTATATTCTTTTTTTCTTATAGTTTCTTCATCAGAATTAATATTATATAAGGAATTACAATAATAATGTCCGAGTTCTTCAGCAAGTATTTCTTTTTCTTGCACCAGATTGTCTATTTTTGAATAATTAATCCCAATGCAATACTGATTATCTATTAAACCTATAATAGCCTTATTTTTCATTTTGAAAGAAATTATAGGGATATTTTCTTTATTTGCTATAGAATATAATTTTTCTAACTCCATTTTATTTTTTTTCTTCTCCATATTTAATTTTTTTGTAGAATCTTAATGCGTCTGCTATTTCTTCATCTGTTAGTCCTTTCATTTCTTTATGATAAGCAAATTCAAATTCCTGTTTTATTTTGTCTTCTGGATTGCGAACGTCAGACTTTCCAAGAAGGTAGTCAGTACTGACTTTAAAATATTCAGACAGTTTTATTATTGTATCTGGCGACATGTCTCTTTTTTCATTTTCATAATTCGAAACAGTTTGAATAGTAACATTTAAATATTTCGCAATTTTTTCTAAGCTTTCTCCTCTTTCTGTTCTCAAGAGTTTCAATCTATTCATAAAAATAACTCCTTTACATAATTAATATATATTATAATACAATTTGTTTAACTTGTAAACAAATTGTAAACTTTTTTTCTTAGAGCGTCAATACTTTTAAACAAATTGTAAAAATATTTTTAAAAAAGTATTGACAATCAACAAAATGTTTAATATAATGTGTTCAACAAATTGTTGAGGAGGTGCGAAATGAATAAAAGGACATTGCAAGAATTAAGAAAAAATAAAAACTTAACGCAAGAACAGGTAGCAAAGATTTTATCAATAAGAAAAGAGTACTTATCAATGCTTGAAAATGGAACAAGAAATCCAAGCGATCCATTGAAAGAAAAAATGTCAAAGCTGTATGGGTGCACAATATCAGATATTTTTTTAGCTATTAATTCAACAAAATGTTTAAAATAAATAATAGGAGGAGAGTATGGAAGAAAAAATAGTAGAACTAAGTGAAATGGCAAAACCTGTAATTGATTTTATAAAAAATAATTACAACCCTCACACTACAGTAATAATAAATGAAGATAGTATAAAGGTTGTAACAGACGAAATAAACATTCCTCTAATTAACCAATCTTAATTCCAGGATAAAAAGGTTTTATAAAGCTATGAAAATATCTACCGCAAGAACCAGCAGAGATTAAACTATAATATCTCTCTTGAGGAACTCCATGATATTGATAAATTCCACCATGGTTAAATTCAATTTCAAGAGTATTATTTTCATAACCAACAGAGCGAATGTCTGAAGAATTTACGAAGTTTCGATTCATGTGACAACACCTCGCTTTCTACAAATTAGAATATTTTTCTCATAAGTTCGAGGCAATTATATCAAAAATTAGATAAGAAATAAAGAGAGGAGATGAAGAAAATGGCAACGAATGTTTGCAGTAGAACAAGAACAAAATATGCGACAGTAAAAGAGGTTGCAGAAGAATTAGGCTGTTGTGTACAGCAAGTATATAAGACAATGAAAAGACCAGAAATGAAAAGTTGTAAAAAGAAAATTGGAACAGCAGGAATAAGAATAGACAAAGATGAGTTTTTTAGAATAATGGAACAAATTTATAGATAGAAAGGAGATGATAAACATGTATAGCTTATTTGAAATAGCATTTTTTATATTATATTTTGCAACTAAAATAGAAAAGTTCATTGCAATATTGTTATTAGTTCAAATAACAGTATATAGATTAAGTGGATTTAGCATATACAAATTTACAATGAAAAAAGCAAACAAATTATTAAATTAAGGAGGAAGAGTATGGATAAGCTAGACAAATGTTACGTGTGGCACATAATAACTCAAGCAAAGCTAAAATTAAGACTAAAAGAATTAAAGAAAGGAGTGAAATAGCATGTTTGAAAGAAAAAAGCATTTAAGAGAAATAATTGAAACAAAATCAATGCAAATTCGTGCAAGAGAAAGTCTAATAGAAGATCAACGTAAAGAAATACATCAATGGCAAGAAGAGAATGAAGTATTACACGAAGAAAACAAAGAGCTAAGATTTGACAATGAAGAACTTAGAGAATTGTTTAGTAAAGTAAAGAAATTAGCAGAAAGTAATAATTATGGCAATGAAAAAATAGTAGCAAACAAAATAATAGAGCTAGTAAATGATTTCGACAGCATTACTAACTCGTAAAGTCACAAATATATGAACTCCTGTATCTATTATACAGGAATTAGAAAGGAAAGTCAAATGAAATGGTAAAAGCAGTAGGAATTATAAGAAGATTAGATGATTTAGGAAGAATAGTTATTCCTAAAGAAATCAGAAAAAATTTAAAGATAGAAGAAGGAGAGCCTCTTGAGATATTACAAGTAGGAAATAAAATTGAAGTTTCAAAACAAAAGTCGAGAACTTGTGAAGAGTGTGGAAGCTTTATAGAAGACAGTTATAAATATTGTCCTAGCTGTGGAAAGGAAATTAATATCAAATGAGTAGAGAGAAAGATTTAGAAGATATGCAAGAATTTGTAGACGAATATGCAAATATAAAAGAAAAATTAGAGGACTTACTAGATGATACAACTAACAAAGATTTAAAAGAAGAGCTAAATGGACTAATAAGTGCATTAGAAGAAGACTATGGAGAAAGAAATCAAAACTTCATAGAAAGAATAAATGAGTTAGAGGATGAAGAAGAAGAGACTCTAGTAAGAGAATATTATTCAATGAGGTTATAAGGAGGAAAAAGAATGCAAGATTTAATAGTAGTAAAACAATTACCTCAAATAGAGGAACACTTAAAAGAGTTATCAATAGATATAGATAAAAAAGTTGAAAATGCAAAAAGTTTAATTTGTACAGAAGAAAATGTAAAAACGATAAAACAAGTAAGAGCAGATTTAAACAAAAAGTTTAAAGAAGTAGAGCAACAAAGAAAAAGGGTAAAAGAGCAAATACTTGCACCGTATATGCAGTTTGAAGAGATTTATAAAACATATATATTAGATAAATATAAAGGTGCAGATAGCGACTTAAAAACTAAAATAGATACAACAGAAAATGAATTAAGAGCAAGAAAAGAACAGGAAACAAGAGATTATTTTGAAGAATATAAACAGAGCTTAAGTATTGATTTTATAAAATTTGAGGACGCAAAAATCAAAGCCGGATTAGCAGATAGTAAAACGTCACTAAAGAAACAAGCTAAAGACTTCATAGACAGAGTTAATACAGATTTAGCAACAATAATGTTACAAGAACATAAAGAAGAAATATTGGTTGAATATAAGCAAAATGGATATGTTTTAAGTACTGCAATAAGTACTGTCATAAACAGAACGAAGGCGGTAGAAGAAGCTAAAAGAAAACAAGAAGAACTAAAACAAAAACAATTAGAAGAAGCTCAAAGAATTGCAGATGAAAACATAAAAGCACAAACAGAAGCAACAAAACAAGCATTAGAAAATTTTAGAGTACCAGAACAAGAAGTTCTACAAGCACCAATAATAGAAGAAAAACAAGAAGAAATATTAACATTAAGATTTACAGTAAAAGGAACAAGAACAAAATTAAAAGCATTAAAAGAATTTTTAGTAAATGGAGGATATGAATATGAGTAATGAAGTTCAAAAAAATAATGAATTGATGGTCAAATTTGATATTGATGGCAATGAAATAAAGCTAACGCCAAGTATAGTACAAGAGTACATAGTAGGAACAGATGCAAAAATAACAAATCAAGAATTTAAGTTGTTTACAGAACTTTGTAAAGTTAGAAAATTAAACCCATTCTTAAGAGAAGCATATTTAATTAAATATAAGGCAGGAGTACCAGCGCAATTAGTTGTAGGAAAAGACGCAATATTAAAGAGAGCAGTACTAAATTCAAATTATGACGGAATGGAAAGTGGAATAATAGTTCAAAAAGAAGATGGAAGTATAGAAGAAAGACAAGGGACATTTAGACTAGGTAATGAACAACTCGTAGGTGGTTGGGCTAGAGTATTTAGAAAAGACTGGACACATCCTACATATTCAAGTGTAAGTTTTAACGAAGTAGCACAAAAAACAGGGCAAGGACAATTAAACTCAAACTGGGGAAGTAAGGGAGCGACAATGGTTGAAAAGGTAGCAAAAGTAAGAGCTTTAAGAGAGACATTTGTCGAAGATTTAGCAGGAATGTATGAAGCTGAGGAAATGCAACAAGAGATTCCACAACAAGAACCAATTGAAGTACAAGCCGAAATAGAGGAACAAACAGAGAACACAAGAGAGGTATCAATGAATGAACTATAAAATTATATCTAGTTGCAGTACAGGAAATGCAACAATAATAAGAGACATAATTTTAATAGATTGTGGAGTGACTTTTAAAAGGCTAGAGAAGTATTATAAGCAATTAAAAATAGTACTTCTTACCCATCTACACTCGGACCACTTCAAAAAAGAAACAATTAGAAAATTAGCACAAGAAAGACCAACGTTGAGATTTGCTTGTTGTGAATGGCTATTAAAACCACTATTGGAATGTGGAGTTGAAAGAAAGAACATAGATATACTTCAAATTGGCACGAGATACGATTATAAGCTATTTAAAATTGTACCAATCAAATTATATCATGATGTGCCTCAATGCGGTTATAGAGTATTTTTTGATGATTATAAAGTAATTTATATGACAGATACAAAAACAGTCGAAGGAATAGTTGCAAAGAATTATGACTTATATCTTGTTGAAGGTAATTACGATGAAGATGAAATAGAAGAAAGAATAAAAGAAAAACAACAAGACTGCAAATATGTTTATGAATTTAGATCAAAAGATAGTCACTTAAGCAAACAACAAGCAAGTGAGTTTTTATTGAATAATATGGGAGAAAATTCAAAATATGTTTTTATGCACCAACATATAGAAAGGTAACAAAATGCAGAATACAGCAGTTATAGATGACATAGGAATAGATTTAAAAACAGGAAAAGCTAAAATAACATTTCTATTTGACAATAAGTATATTTTGCAGGAAGCAGAAGAACTAAAAGACAAGAAACTTAATGTAGAAGCAACAAGATGGTATAAAAAACGTTCTTTAAATGCTAATGCATATTTATGGGTTCTTATTGGAAAATTAGCTGAAAAACTCAATATAAGTAACATAGAGGTATATAAAAAACACATAAAAGAGGTTGGCAAATATACAGTTTTACAAATGGAAGAAGATGCAATGACTGAATTTGAAAGAATATGGCAAAAGAATGGACTAGGTTGGTTCTGCGAAAAAGCCATAGATGAATATGGACAAGTGGTATTACTAGCATACAATGGAAGTTCATCATATAACACCAAACAAATGACAAGACTTATAGATAGTGTGATACAAGATTGTAAAGAACAACAAATAGAAACAATGACACCAGAAGAGTTAAAAAGTTTATTAGCGAGGTGGGAAAGATGAGCAAAAGAAGTAAAGCGTGTGCGATACCTCAAAAAGTCAAAGAAAAGGTATGGAATAGAGATAATCGTAGTTGCATTATTTGTGGAAAATATGTGGACAAGAGTTATGCAAATGCTCATTTTATAAAAAGGTCACAGCGGTGGTCTAGGCATAGAAGAGAACATAGCCACATTGTGTCGAGAATGTCATTATAAGGAAGATTTTGGTCAAGACACTAAATTATATGAACAAATGATAGAAGATTATTTAAAGTCAAAATATGGTTTAAATTGGAATAAAGAAAAATTAATCTACAAGAAATAATAAAAGAAAGGAGGACATAGAAATAATCTTATAAAAATCTTATAAGGCTTCTATGTCCCTTTTAATTTAACGAAAGGAGAAAAAATGGAAGGCTGGATTAAAATTTATAGGCAAATTAGAAATCATTGGATTTGGAAAGATAAAGAGCCTTTCGATAAGCGAAGTGCTTGGATTGATTTATTGCTGTCAGTTAATCATAAAAGTAAAAAGGTGCCTTTTGAAAATGATTTTATTGAAATAGAAAGAGGACAAACTTTAACATCAATAAAACAATTAGCTGAAAAATGGAGTTGGTCAAGACACAAGGTAAGTGATTATTTAAACCAACTGGAACAGGACACTATGATAGTACAAGTTAGGGACACAAGAAAAACGCTTATAAGTATTGTAAACTACAGCAAATATCAACCTGCATTAGAAGAAAAGGACATACTTGGGGACACACTTCGGGACAGACTTGGGACATAGTAGGGACACAAACAAGAATGATAAGAATATATATTTATATTTATTTAATAAATATAAGGTCGAAAATCGAAGAAGTTTTTCAGAGTATATGAAAAAAACAAAAGAATTAAGAGAAGACGAAAAATGGGATTTACTTACTAAAGAAGAACAAACAAGATTAATGAGTGAAATATAAAGAAATATAAAGGAGAGTGAAAACAAATGAATACAATAACACAAACAACAAGACAAATGAGTTTTGATGATATACAAGATAAGGCAAAAATAAGATACATACAGATATTGAATAGATTGGACAAGCCTAAAACGGCAAAAGAGTTGGCTGTGGAGCTATTTGATTTAGGGTTTATTCCTAGCACAGAAAGAAATTATACAGCACCAAGGCTAACAGAATTAGAAAAAATGGGATATGTAAAAGCAATAGATAAAAAGAAATGCGAATACACAGGTAAAACAGTAGCAGTATATGAGAGGACACAAGCAGGATTTGAAGCAATAAATTATCAACATATACCTAGACTGGACTAGCCTATGAAACAAATTAAAAAGAATACGCTCTGCTATTACTGTCTGGGGTGCAATAAATTAGAGTTAGTAGATTTTAATGGAGTGATGAGGTGTAAAAATTTTACGGCAGGTATAGAAGATTGGCAAGAGAAATTAGGAGAGGAGCTAAAGAAAAAATGTCCATAGAAGATTTAATGAATTATATGCTTGATTTATTCAATAATACAGCCAAAGAATTAAGCGCAGAGTATGAAAAACTAAGTCAAAAAGATATGGAATTATCAGATTTAGATCATTATATAGAAATTCATAAATTAAAAGCTCCTCAACTAGCTAAAGTAGGAAAATTAAGAAAGACACTAAGAGAAGAGCGCAGACAAATTAAAAATAATATAGAAACTATAGAAGTAATAAAAAAGTTCACAGATAAGTACAATAACAAACTAATAACAGGCGATATAATACAAAATCTAAAGGAACAAGGAAACTTAAGGCAAAAACAGGAAAATCCAACATACAAATACAGAACAGATATTATAGCTAGATTGGAGGCAAAAGATGAAATATAAATTCATTATAAATAAAAGACTTATGGGACTAAACGAATACACTAAATATAACAGAACAAACAAATACGCAGGAGCTGAAGCAAAAAAGAAAGAACAACAGTATATAATTAATTGTATAATGCAACAGTTAGGAAGAATAAAAATAAACAAGCCTGTAATAGGACATTTTACTTGGATAGAAGAAAACAAACGCCGAGATTTAGACAATATTTGTTTTGCAAAGAAGTTTATATTGGATGCGTTAGTACAAGCTCAGATACTAAAAGATGACAACAGAAAAATAGTAACCAATTTTACAGATAGTTTTGAATATGAAGATACGAGCAAAGTAATAGTAGAACTAGAAGAGGTGCAATATGCGAATACCAAAAATAATTAGCAGAGAACGGACACGAATATATATTTGTACAGCAATGTAACGATAACATTTATTTGTATAAAGAAATGTTGCATCGGATACAAAGAATGCTTCAGTAGAGATGAGTTAAAATCAGTTGAAAAGAGAAATAAAAGGGGGCGACCACCAAAGCATGAGCAAAAATAAAAGCGTTAGACAAGAGCTAGAACGATTGTACGGCAAAGAATGTTTTATAGACAAATTACATTTAAGAGAGGAAAAACAAAAAAGGTATACAGGAAAAGGTCAATTTAAGCGAATGAAACAGCTTACATATCATCATATTAAGATGAGAAAAGATGGAGGGAAAGCTACGGTCGAGAACGGAGCATTGCTATCAACAGAGAATCACGCGTGGTTTCATAAACAAACGCAAGAAAAACAAGCAGAAATGAATAAAGCATTTCAACAATACAAGATGACAATGGCAATAGTGACAACTGCAAGAGTACAGCAAGTAAAAGAAATTGAGTTTGATATGAGTGACTATATAACAATACCATTAGAAAAAAATCGAGAAACAACAAAGCAACGCAGAGCAAGGGAAAAAAGAGAATTAAGAAAAGAAATGGAGGAGTTAGACTATGAATAAAAAAGATATTATAGATGCAATAGTAATAGCACTATTTATACTGATATTAGCAGTATATGATGTGTATATAAATGCAGACAACAAACTGAAGAGCAATAAAATAAATGAATTAACGAACAAAGTAGAGCAACAAACAGAGCTTATAGATGCTCTACAACAATAGGGGAGGAGAAGATGATGAGTTATAACAATAAAATTAATTATTTAACTAAAAATATATTATCAGATGAATGGTACACACCTGATAACGTAGTAAGATATATAAAGGAAAATTTTAATATTCATGGAACAATAATATGTCCTTATGATACTGATACAAGCAGTTTTGTCAAATTTTTTCCTAACAGTATTAATAATATAAATGATTTTTTAGAAAATGATTATTCTTATGACATTTGTATAACTAATCCGCCATTTTCTTTAAAAGAAAAAGTACTTCAAAAATTGTTAACAGATAAAAAAGAAGCTATATTAATATTACCTCAAACTTTTTTATATAGTGTAACATTTTACAATTTATTAAAAAAATATAGATTTTTATATGAAATATATATTCCTAGGAAAAGAATATATTTTTATAATAAAAATGGAGACTTAAATAGACCTAATTTTCATAGTATAATTTTTCATTTAAAATCATTTGAAACTTTAGAATTTGGGAAAGAAAAATATATAGATATATAGGAGTGAATAAGAAGATGAATAGAGAAATAAAGTTTAGAGGAAAAATGATACCAGAAAATGAATGGATTTTTGGAACAATATTAAGAATACCAGCTCCACCTGTATGTTTTGGAAAAAGTGAAACAGATAAATACTATATACAGTTTCCAGACCCAAGATATATGCCAGACTGGAATATGCCATATAAAATGGTACAAGGAGAAATAAATCCAGAAACAATAGGACAATACATAGGACTACACGATAAAAATGGAAAAGAAATATGGGAAAACGATATAGTTGAGATAACAAGAGAATGTATATATGACAAAGGAATAATAGTGTTTAAAAATGGTTGTTTCTTTATAAAATCAAAAGAAAATTTATTAGCTTTATATAATTGTGAATTAAATAATTATAAAGTAAAAGTAATAGGAAATATATATGATAATCCAGAGTTATTAGGAGGAGAAGAACGATGAGTGATTATGTAAGAAAAAAATGTGTAAGGTTTAAAATACCTCAAAATATAATAGATAAATTAAAAAATGAAGATGAATGGTTAGGGGATTTATTACTAAAAGAATACAATGTTAAAGAAAATTATCATACTAAAAATGATTTTACAATTAATAGTGGATTGAATTATGAAAATAATGAATATGAGTACTTTTTAGATTATCAACTAGACTATGAATATGGAGCAAGTGGAGATTTTGAAAATGTAAGATTATTAACAGATACAGAATTTGAAAAGTATTCAAAAATGTTTGCAAAATATTTTAATGAAATAGGTAGAGATGAATTAAGATTAGTTCATTATTCTTACTATAATGGTTGTGATGAACCAAGTATATATGAATTAGAAGAAATTTAGGAGGAGAATAGATATGTTAAAGATAGGAATCCATAGAGCGAAATATTATCACAGCCAATGGTACTACTATATTATTCCCAGAAGATTAACATTAAAATGTAATCCGCCTATATATAAATGGCTGTGGTTTGTGATTGGTTATGAAAAAGAAGAATAGATATGTATAAATGTTGCGAAAAAACGAACAGTAAAGATTTGCTTGATAGTTGAAAAGAGGAGAAATAAATTATGTATGGAGTATTAAAAAAATTAAAGAGTATATTAAATGGTTTAGATGATGAAGAACTAGAAGAGTTTGATTTATGGATAGATAATACAGAAGTAATTAGTATAATAACAGTAGATAAGGATGGTATAAGTTTAATTACAGATAGTAGTAAATTAAAGATAGACGGTAAAGAATGGTAGAAAGGGAGAAAATAAGGTATGACCGAAGAAGAAAAGTTGAAGATAGCAATGGATTTGGCTAGACAAGGAATAGACTTAGAAGAAGTTGAAAAATTGTGTTTAGACTTAGCAGAATGGTTAAAACCTGTTATTGATTTAGCAGTAAAAAACAAAAAGATACTAGATAAATATGATAAAGGAGCAAACAAGATATGATAGAAAAATGTATTAAATGTAAATATAAACAATATTATGGCAAGAATATATTTCCCTGTACTAAATGTGACTTAAAAAAGAAAGATAAGCCAGTTACTTGTTATGACTGCAGATATGCAGAAATAGGAGGAACTTGTAAAAAAGGAATAAGACCTTGTAATAGATTTGAGTGGAGTTAGAGAGGAGTGATATATAGTGCAAACAGATAATGAGTTTGAAGACACAGAAATAGAAGATTTTTTGAAATATTTAAAAGTTGCTAGTGAAGTTGCAAAAGAAAAAGGAAAACATTATAAGTTTAAATGTCCACTTTGTGGAGGAGAGGCTACTTCAATCAAAAATACTTATAATGGGCATTTATGGTCTAAGTGTGAAAAATGTGATATGCAGGTAATTCAATAATAGGAGGCGATTTAAGTGGGAAAAGAAATATCAGAGGGAGTTATATTAACACCCATGTATAAGGGCGAAGTATATAAATATCATGAATGCTCAAATTGTAAAAAAGAAATATATTTTGAAGAAGACATATGTAAACCGTTCCATTTTGAAAAAAACATAAAATACTGTCCGTTTTGTGGAAGAGAAGTAGTTAGATATGCAGAACCTAAATTTATAGAAGAAATAAATTGGAACTGGTTAGATGAATACAATTCTGTTGTGGGAAAAATGTATAGAGAATTAGAATATAAAATTTATTGCAAATTAGATAAAGAACAAATAGACGAATTAAAAGAGAAGTCTGCAAGAGGAATTGAATATTTTGGTCTAGATAGATGGGCTTTTCCATACAGCAATGGAACTATATGCGATATAATTCATCGAATAACAAGAACTAAAGTACATTATACAGAAAAACGAAAACTTGAAAAAGAGTTTGAAGGGGGCACGAAATGATTAGAGAACAATGCGATATATGTAAAAGAGAAGTGTTTATATCAGATACGATAATACTTTATAAAAAACCAATAGATTATTGTATAAGATGTAGAGAAAAAGTAGAGAAAATAAAGAGAGAATATAAAAGAGAAATTGAATACGAGTATTGTGTTCTTGATAGCAGGCTGAGAGCGAAAGAAAGAGAATTAATTAAAAAATTAAAGCAAAGCTAGGGGGGTACAAATGAGATTAAATAGCGAAGAAGAATTATCTAAAATAGAAAGAGATTTAGAAACAACAATGGGAAATGATTTTGACGAAATAGAGAGAATTATATTAAACGAAATCGACTTATCAAATAAAACAGTGCAATATCTACACGATATATTGCACAAAGATATGAATTTATTTTTTAAACACATAATGCAAAGACTAGGAAATAAAAATTATTTATAAAAGGTTGGTATTAGTATGAAAAATAGTATAGAAGAATATATAAAAATATTAGAAAATATGAATGACGGATATACTTTCAAAGATTGCGATATGTGCAATAACTACAACGAAAAAACAAAGTGTTGTGATAAACATAAATGTATGGAATTGCAAGCAATAGAACATCTTTTATCAGATTATAAAAAACTACAAGAAGAATTTAAACAAATAGACCACGAATGTGACAGATTAGAAAAAATAGACTTTGAAAAAGATATGAAGATAAAAGAGTTGCAAAAAGAAAATGAGAAATTAAAAGAATTTAGAAGAAAATTTGTTGATATAACAGATAAAGAATTACAAGAAGCTAACGAATATTTTTGCACAAGATATACATTTATGGGAGATGAATTATCATTGCATATAAATACATTATTGAAAGCAACGAATAATAGTATTCCAATTCAAAAAATAAAAGACATAATAGACAGAATTGATTACGATATAAAAAAGACCAAAGAAATAATATCTAACAATTCGAATATTTATACAAGTGACCGAAGAAATAATTATCAAATAGTAAGATTAAGAGCAATGAACACAAAATCTTTAGATATAAAAAAGAGATTACAAGAATTACTAGAAAGTGAGGAATAACAATGCCAGAAAAAGAAACAAGAGAACAAAAATATAGAAGAATAAATGATTTATATAATAAATTCTCGTTCTTATTCTTTCAGACGACTCATGAAGCTGGATGGCAAGACGAACTAAATAGTACTATTGTAGAACTTAGACGAGAATTAAGAAATTTTTAAGGAGGAAACGAATGAAATTATCTAGAGAAGATTATAGTGAAGCAAAAGGATGTTTAAAGAGATATAATTATAATTGCATTAAGATAATAAATATTAAAGCAGATATTATGAGCATAGGTTCGCCGGTAATAGATGGATTGCCAAAAGCACCATATGGTACTTCTGACAAGGTTCTTGACAGTATAATTAAGATGGAAGAAAATGAAGAATTACAAGAAGCTATAAAAGAGTACAAAGCCGTTGTACAAGCCATACAATTAGTCAATAAAGACAGCCAATACATATTTGAAGAAATGTATATCAAGAGCAAGACAAAATGGGAAATAATCAATTCTGGGATGTCAGAGAGGACATTTGTCAGAAGAAAAGGAGATTTAATTTTTGCGGTACATAAAGAATTAAAAAAATTGGCGTAAAATTGGCGTAATTTTAATAAAAAAACGTGCTATAATAGTATTGTGAGAAATTAAAAGAGACTATATAAACAGGAAGGACTAATAAAAAGTTGGTCCTTTTGACATTTTTCGACAACATTTGCAAAATAGATCATATATAATATCTCTGAGAAAGGAGGTGTTATATATGAGAAAGTGTGATGTTTGTGGAAAAAATAAAGCTGTATATGAAGTATATGGAACAAATAAAAAAATATGTAATAGTTGTACAGGAAATTTTTTTATTTGTCCTGAATGTGGAACCATATACGAGCAAGATGATTATGAAAATGGTGATACTGATGGAGTTTGCAGAAGAAAATGTGCCAATAAAGAATAGAAATATAGAGCTTATCAAACGATAGGCTCTATTATTTATGCTATTAACTGATACTAGATAAGTTAATATATATGTTGCTACTAGGCATCTCCTTTCATCAGTTGTATATATAAAAGGCAATTCTAGTTAAGCCTTAACCTTTTTGTACATTAGAGGTATATAAACAGAAATGTACTAAGCCTTTAAGGCGGTGGGCTAAAATACATTGCCTTCGATAGGCTCTATTATTTATGCTATTAACTGATACTAGATAAGTTAATATATATGTTGCTACTAGGCATCTCCTTT